GGGGACTAAAGATAAACACTCAACAGTTCTTGTGACTAAACCAGTAAAAATGAAACTTCCTGCGAATGCACTTTCAGTGGTACTGACCGCAAGCAAATCTACAAGTAGTGACTTTAGAGTTCTTTACAGATTGTTTAGAGTTGATGCTCCAGAACTTTCACAAAACTTCGAGTTATTCCCAGGACATTCAAATTCGACCATTGATGGAATTGGCAATAAAGTAGTCATTAATCCATCATTAAATGATGGAACTCCTGATCTGAAACCAATTGTTTCTGATGACCTTTCACCTCTATCATATAGTTATAGTGTGGAAAATCTTCCCGACTTTGATGCATTCTCAATTAAAGTTGTGATGGCTGCTAAAAATCAGGCAAATCCACCCATCATTGGATCTTTAAGTGCAATTGCTACAACTAAACCAAAGGTATAAAATATGACTTACATTAGAGTTAAAGACAAAAATGACTTGGTAAGAGATACGGATTCTAATGGAATTATCAATATTGATGAACAAGGCTACAATTCATATATTGACAATTATAAAAGAATCTACAATCAAAATCACAAAATTCAAAATTTAGAAAATGATGTCAATGAAATTAAAAGTGATTTGAATGAGATTAAAGATTTATTAAGAAATTTTATCAATGAATCCTAATTCAATTGAGTTGGAAAATGTAAATAAACTTTTTGAATATGAAAAGTTTTCAAGATACCTAGATAGTATAGATGATACTAACACTTTGAGAGATTTTGCAAAGTGTTATTTTAAGTTATATCTAAGACAACAAGAAGTATTGGTTAATCTCTAATGGCACAACCATCTACAAGGCAAGAGTTAATTGATTATTGCAAAAGAAAACTGGGATATCCAGTTTTGGAAATTAATGTTGCAGATGAGCAAATTGAAGATCTTGTAGATGATGCAGTTCAATTTTTTCAAGAGAGACATTTTGATGGTGTTTATCAAACATATTTAAAATATAAAATCACTCAAGATGATATTAATAGAGGTAGGGCTGTTACTGGAGGAGTTGGAATTACTACCACAACAGTAAATGAAGCTGTAGGTTTAACTACATCATTCTCATATAATGAGACTGGAAATTATTTACCAGTTCCACCATCAGTTATTGGAGTAAATAAGATTTTTCACTTTGATGGCGTAAATAGCATTACCAATAATATGTTTAGTGTCAAATATCAGTTATTCTTAAATGATGTTTATTATTGGGGTTCCACTGAAATTTTAACTTATGCAATGGTAAAAACTTACTTGGAGGATATTGAGTTTTTACTTACGACACAAAAACAAATTAGATTTAATAAGAGACAGGATCGTTTATATATTGATATCGATTGGGCAAGTGTTAAAGAGGGCACTTATCTTGTTATCGATTGTTTTAGAACTCTTGATCCTAACGACTATTCAAGAGTTTGGAACGACTCTTTCTTAAAACCATACTTAACTGCATTGATCAAGAGACAGTGGGGACAAAATTTAATTAAATTCCAAGGAGTAAAACTGCCTGGTGGAGTTGAACTCAATGGCAGACAGTTTTATGAGGATGCACAAAGAGAAATTGATATCATTATGGAAAAGATGTCGAATACTTACGAATTACCTCCATTAGACATGATCGGATAATATGCTCAATCCATTTTTCCTTCAAGGTTCAACATCTGAGCAATCATTGGTTCAAGATTTGATCAATGAGCAACTTCGTATGTATGGTGTTGAGGTTTATTATATTCCAAGGCAATATTTAACAACTAAAACCGTAATAAGAGAAGTTGTTGAATCCGAATTTAACAATGCATATCCAATTGAAGCTTATATTGAAACTTATGATGGATATGAAGGTCAAGGGACTCTTTTATCAAAGTTTGGTGTTCAACCATTAAATGATTTAACTTTGACCATTTCAAAAGAAAGATATGAAAATTATATCGCACCTTTAATCAAGGATATTCCAGATATTCAACTTACATCAAGACCAAAAGAAGGTGATTTGATTTATTTCCCTCTTGGAGATAGGTTATTTGAAATCAAATTTGTAGAGCATGAACAACCTTTTTATCAACTTCAAAAAACATATGTCTATCAACTCAAATGCGAACTCTTTAGATATGAAGATGAGATTATTGATACAAGTGTTGAAGAAATTGATGATAACATTGAGAATGAAGGATATATTCAAACATTGACGATGGTTGGTTCTGGTGTTACCGCCTTGGCAACAACTGGAATTGTAAATGGTGGCGTTAGATATGTCACAGTAACAAAAAGAGGAAATGGATATACTTCCGCTCCAACAGTGGCAATTTCTTCTGCCCCAGCTGGAGGTTTAACTGCAGTTGGAATTGCAACTTTAATTGAAGGAATTGTTGATTGTAACGGGACTATTTCCAAAAAAATTCAGGGTGTAGAAATCGTTAACCCTGGATATGGATATACTGTTGCGCCGAGTATTGTTTTTGTGGGCGGCGGCGGATCGGGTGCAGCTGCAACAAGTGTTATTGGAGATGGAATTGTTGGCATCATTACCGTTTCCAATGGAGGTTCTGGTTACGCAACTGCACCTTCAGTAACATTTTCTTCTCCTCCTGGTGCGGGAACAACGGCAATAGGAAGGGTTGTGATTAATGAATCGGGTGTTGTTACACAAATTCGAATTACAAATGCAGGTCTTGGATACACAGTGGCACCTACAATCACAATTGGATCTCCTTATATGGTTGGAGTTGGAACATACATATACAATGAAGATGTAACTGGAAGTGTAAGTGGAGCAACTGGAAAAGTTAGATCTTGGGATATGATAACAAACGAATTAAAACTTGCGAATATTCGTGGCATTTTTGTAAATAATGAAAATATTGTCGGCGCAGCTTCTTCAGCGACATATAAAGTTAGAATGATTGATGATTATAATCAAAATGATAAATTTGGTCAAAATAAAGATATTGAAAATGAAGCGGATTTGATTTTAAATTTCAGTGAAAGCAATCCTTTTGGAAATCCATAAATAGTCAATTAAAAGGTTCAGTTATAAGGTTTTAAAATATGTTTGAATATTTTTATAACGAAATTTTAAGAAAAACAATTGTTGGATTTGGATCATTATTCAATGAGATTGAAATCAAACATAGTCATGATGTTGGAACAGAAAGTTTAATCAAAGTTCCGTTAGCTTATGGGCCCACTCAAAAGTTCTTGGCGCGATTAGAGCAAGTTCCAAATCTCAATAAACCAGTTCAAATTACATTACCAAGAATGTCATTTGAATTTACTGGACTAAATTATGATCCATCAAGAAAAGTTACCACAACTCAAACATTTTTAGCAGGACTGGCCGCTGATGGAAAACAAATTAGAAAATCCTATATGCCAGTTCCTTATAATATGCAATTTGAATTGGCAATTTTTACAAAATTGAATGATGATATGCTTCAAATTATTGAACAAATTTTGCCATATTTTCAACCAAATTATAATCTAACAATAAATTTAGTGGACTCTATTGGAGAAAAAAGAGACGTTCCTATTGTTCTTGAAGGCATAACTATGCAAGATGATTATGAAGGAAGTTATGACACAAGAAGAGCATTAATTTATACTTTAAGATTTACTGCTAAAACATATCTTTTTGGACCAGTTTCGGATGTCTCCAAAGATGTTATCAAAAAAGTTTCGATTGGTTTTGTTGCCAGTGGAGAAGGTGGAAGAGATGTTACATATTCTGTTGAACCAAAAGCAACTAAAAATTACTCAGGAGATGTCACTACCAATTTATCTTTAGATATTACTGCCACTACTAAAAATATAATTGTTAATGATGCGTCGTCTATTCCAGCAAAATCTTACATTGTCTTAAATTCGGAGGAAATGTATGTCAAGAGTAAGTCTGGCAATACATTGACAGTTACAAGAGGTGCAGACAATACAACTGCAACTGCTCACGTAGCTGGAACTAATGTTGGACTCATAACTACTGCTGATAATGCACTTATTGTTGCTGGAGATGATTTTGGGTTTGATGGTGACTTATGAAAATGACTAAAAAATTTGACAAGTTAAATGAAACCTTTAACATACCTGGAGAAATTATTTCTTCAGAAATAGAATCTGTTAACGATAAAATTGAAAAAGTATCAAAAATTTCAGATGATATAAAAAAAGATTACGATTATACAAGAGGAAATTTATATTCAATTATAGAAAAAGGTCAAGAAGCAATCAATGGAATTCTTGAATTGGCACAAGAAAGTGAAATGCCAAGGGCTTATGAAGTTGCCGGACAGTTAATTAAAAACGTTGCCGATGCAACTGATAAATTAATGGATCTTCAGAAAAAACTTAAAGATATTGATGAAGACAAAACTACAAGAGGACCAACTAATGTAACTAATGCATTGTTTGTTGGTTCAACTGCAGAACTATCTAAGTTATTGAAAAATGGACTTAATCCTGAAGATAAATAATTAAAAAAAGTCATGGCAGTTCCTGCTATTAATTTAACACTAGATAAAAGTACAAGTTTTGAAGCAACTTTTGCTGTCAAAAATTCTGATGGTAGTGTTTTTAATTTGGCCAACCACATTGCAACTGCGAAAATTAAAAAACATCCTACGGCAACTGCATCAAAATCATTCTCCGCCACAATTACAGCGGGAATAGGGGAAATTAAAATTTCTATGGGAGCAACGGTCACAGCAGATTTGACTGCAGGTAGGAATTATTATGATGTAATTGTTACAAATAATAGTACTAATAAAGTCACAAAAGTTTTTGAAGGATCAATTATCGTTTCGGGGG